GTTTCAGGCCGTATCGGTGCCGGAAGCGCAGGCGGCCTTGGTCCGCGGCTCCAAGGCCATCGACTATCGCTATGCCGGCTCCTATCCCGGCTATCGCGCAACCGGCCGCGGGCAGGGATTGGAGTGGCCAAGGTTTTCGGCATATGACGCAAGCGGCTGGCTGATCGACGGCGGCGCGGTGCCGCAGGAGATCAAGGACGCGGCGTGCGAGGCGGCCGTTCGCGAGTTGGCGGAACCCGGCTCGATGATGCCCGACCTCGAAAGAGGCGGCGCGATCAACGAGATAGAGACCAGTACCGTGCACGTCGTCTATGGCAACAACGCGCCGAACCAGACGGTATTCACGGTGATCGACGGCATTCTGTCGAGCCTGCTTGGCGGCAGCAGCAGCGGCCTTTTCGGGACTGCCATTCGTGGCTAGCCTGCTGGAAGGCTCGCTGGCCAAGTCCATTGGCCGCGCCATGTCGTTCCTGTTCCTCGACGCGACGATCACGCGCGACGTGCAAGGCGTCGGCGACAATCCCGCCGACCCGCCTCCGCCGACGCAAGTCACCTACACCTGCAAGGCGATCGAGGAAGCCTATAGCCCGCGGCTGCGGGCCGATGGCCTTGTCGGCGCGACAGATGTGCAAGTGCTGATCCTCGCCACCACCATCAAGGACGATACCGGCGCGTTGGCAAGCATCCAGCCGCAGCCGCTCGACCGCATCACCATCCGCGGCAATACCGTGACCGTGGTGCCGATGGACGCCAGCGGCGTCAAGGCGGTGCAGAGCGATCCGGCGCGAGCCACCTGGTCTTGCCGGTGCCGGGCGTAGCCAATCGCTTCGACCAGCTGATCGAGAACTGGGACCCGGTCGTGCGCCGGGCCTTCCTCGATGCGGTCAAGGCCATGCGCGATGCTGCGCACCTGTCGCAGATCGTGAGCATGCTGGAACGCGGCGACATTGAAGGCGCATTGCGCGCGGTCGGCCTCGATCCGACGCAATTGCGCCCGCTCGACAAAGCGCTGATGGGCGCTTTCGAGGCCGCAGGAAACGCGACGGCCTCGCTGGTGCCGGTGCAGATCGTGGCGGACGGGTTTCGCGTCGTATTCAATTTCAACATGCGCAACCGCGATGCGGAAGACTGGCTGGCGCAGAACTCCGCGACGCTGATCTCGGAAATTCTCGACGATCAGCGTGCGATGATCCGTTCGTATCTGACGAACGCAATGGCGCAGGGCGTCAATCCACGCACGGCGGCGCTCGATCTTGTCGGCCGCGTCGGTGCGAGCGGAAATCGCGAAGGCGGCACCATCGGGCTGACGGCAACGCAAGAGCAGTGGGTGCGGAGCTACGCAGACGCATTGGCGTCCGACAGTCCGGCAGATGTTCTCGACATGGCGCTGCGCGATGCAAGGTTCGATGCATCGGTCAAACGCGCTGCCGCAAACGGCGAGCCGATCCCGGCCGATCTCATCAACAAGATGGTGACGGCCTACAGGAACAGGGCCTTGCGCTACCGCGCCGAGGCCATCGCCAGAACGGAAGCAATGGCGGCGATGCACGAAGCGCAGCAGCAGGCCATGGAGCAGGCTGCCGCTTCCGGCAAGATCGACCGCTCGGCCATCTCGTTTGTCTGGCGCACGGCGCGCGATGCGCGAGTGCGCGATTCGCACAGGGCAATGGAAGGCCAGCAGCGTCCGATGGGCGAGAAGTTCGTCACCGGCAACGGCAATCGGCTGGAATTTCCGGGCGATCCGAACGGGCCGGCATCGGAGATCGTCAACTGTCGATGTTGGCGCGAGCCGAAGGTCGACTTCCTCGCAGGCATTCAATAGGAGGCCAACGATGGCAAAGGCGAAGCTCGGAAGCGGTGCGCGGTTCAAGAAGCTGACGAAGACGCTATCGCGCAAGGGCATCAAGAATCCCGGCGCGCTTGCCGCATCGATCGGCCGCAAGAAGTTCGGCGCGAAGAAGTTCCAGAAGCTCGCAGCGCGCGGCCGGAAATAGATGGCCGTCAGCAATCTCGATTTTGCCAGCCAAGTCGATGCATGGGTGAGCAAGACCCGGCAGCGCATGGAATCCGTGTTCAAGGAATCGACGCAGCGCACGGTGAGCGCAGCGCAGGCGATGATCCCTGTCGATACGGGATATGCCCGTGCGAGCATCCGCGCATCGCTCACGTCTATGCCGTCCATTGATCCGGCTTCCTTCAACAAGGAAGGCGCGCCGATCCCTTACGACGGCGCAGAGGTTGCCGGCGTCATCGCTGCCGCAGAACTTGGCGGCACCATCTATGTCGGCTGGACAGCGCGCTATGTGCAGTTCCTTGAGAACGGGCACTCCAAGCAGGCTCCGTCCGGCTTCGTGAGGATCGCAGCGATGCAATTCCCTGACATTGTTGCGCAAGTCACGGCAGAAGCGAAGTCTCGGGCTGGTGCCTGATGGCCGACGCCATCGAGGTTGCCATCGAAGGCGCTTTGCTGACACGGCTTCGGGCACTGACGCTATCGCCTGCTGTGACGGTATCGCTGCCGAACGTGCCGTTCACGCCGCCAACGCCTGTCACGCAAACGAGCGCCTGGCTGCGGGCGACCTTCCTGCCCGCGCCCTCAATGGCAATGGGCGTGCAGTACGATGCTGCCAATAGGCACTCCGGTATTTTTCAGGTTGACGTGTTCTATGGCCAAGGCGGCGGCGAGTTAGCGCCAGCGCGCATCGCCAGCACGATCATTCAATGGTTTCCGCGCGGCTCCCGCTATTCGCAGGACAGCGCGACCGTAGAGATCGGCATCGGCAACAACATCCCGCGCCGCGGCCAGATGCTCAAGGACGATCCCTGGGTGATGATCCCGGTCAGCATCCCTTACGTGGCTTATGCCAATCCCGCCTGATTAGGCCGGGCAATCGCCGACAAACGCCCTTCGGCAAGGCGCCCGCCAGCGTCGCGAGACGCCGGCATTCCCTCAGATGGAGCCGAATATGACGACAACGGCACAGCCTGTTGCCGGCTGCACGCTTTGGATCGCACCAACCGGCGCAGCGCCGACCTCTCCCGATCAGTGGACGCAAATCAAGAACATCGTCACCTATGGCGGGCTCGGCACCGAGTTCACCACGATCACCGTGGAGTCGGCTGACGACGGCTATACGCGACAGCTCAAGGGCACGCAGAAGTCGGCCGACTTTCCCATTGTGATGAACCGGATCGAAGACGATCCCGGCCAGATCGCCTTGAAGGCCGCGGCGCTGAACCAGAACGACTTGTACAATTTCAAGCTGATCGAGAACGACAAAGCGACGACCAACGGCACGCCGACCGTGACGGTGTGGAAAGGCCGGGTGTCCGGCTTTTACAATGCCTATGGCGGCGTCAACGACGTGAAGAAGGTCACTTCCGGCATCTATGTCGAGCCAGATACTATCGTGATCACGGCGGCCACCTAGTAGAAGGACTCCAATGAGCAATCCTAGTCAGCCGAATGGCGTGAAGCCGTTCGATTTCGATGCGGTGTTTTCCAGCCTGGAAATGGAAGAGGCCGGCATCGAAGTGCCGATCATGAAAGACGAGCCGAACGGCGGGCCGAGCGGTTTTGTCATCAAGTTGGCCGGGCCGAATAGCAAGCGGCAACGAGCAGCACAGGAAGAAGCCGTCAAGCGCGCTCGTGCCCGGCCGCCAGATTACAAGGCGTCAGTGCAGGAGATGCTCGACGGCGTGCTCGACACGCTCGTTGCGGCGACGATCTCCTGGAAGTATCCCGATGGCTTTGAAGGGCCGCCTTGCACGCCTGACAACGTGCGACGGATTTACACGCAGCATGGCGGTGTGCGGCAGCAGGTCGAGCAGGCTGCGCTCAACGTCTCCCGTTTTATGAAGCGCTGATCGACGATCTTCGGCTTGCCGTACAGGAGCGCATTTCCGAGCGCGAGCCGATAGTGCCGATCAGCGCCGCCTATGTGTGGTCGTGGTTCTGGCAATTGGACTGCGGGCGTAGCGCGGGTTTTTCCGCCAATCAGATTGCATGGGCCGACATCAAGGCTTGGTCTGAATTGACTGGCATCCGCTTGCGCCGTTGGGAGTTGCGGGCGCTCCGCGCCATGGACGCGGTTCGGCTTGCCGGTTCTGTTGCGGCGAAGTCGACTGATGAAGACGTTGCGAAGCAGGGCAGCGCTCTTGCCGCTTCGATCAAGGACATGGCGAAGAAATAGATGGCATCAGAAGACCTAGCAGAGCTTGGGTTCAAGATCGATTCCTCTGGTCTTGATGAATTGATCAAGAAGCTCGAAAAACTGACTGATACGTCCAAGAAAGGGAAACAGGCGGTCGACGACCTGGACGACGCGACCAAGAAAGGCAAAAAGTCGCTCGACGAATCTACCGAGTCGCACAACCGCTTCACGACGCAAGCCATGGCGGCGCAACACGCGCTTCGTGGCTTCATCGAAAT